GCACTGTTGCCTGTGCATCCGCTAATTGAAGCTGTGCAGCCTGTTGTTGTACCTGTTGTTGCTCAGGATTAGGCTGTGTTAGCTGCTGAAGTTGCTGTAATAGGCTTTCTCTGTTAGGTAATGAGGAGTATTCAACAATACCTTGTAACAATAACGGTACAATAGGACTATTTGGACCTAAAGTAGACATCATTGCCATCATTTGAGCCTGTTCAAACTCTCTAGCAACCATACCTAGCGTACCTGTAGGTATAAATTCAAAGTCTTTTACAGGATAACGCTCTGGAGAGAACTGCATATACCGCCATGCAGCCTTTTGAACGAACGGAATAAGGAAATCTTCTTGGAAATTAACCAATGAACGCTTATTCTTCTTGATGATACCGCTAACAGCCATTGCTAAACCAGCAGCAGCTGCATCACCACCACTAACCTGAGCAGGTAAATTAGCAGTATCAAGGGTTCCAGTAGCTTGCAGCATCATTCTTTCAAAGATCTGAGCTGTTTCGATGTTTGATTTGTCTGTTACACCGAACTTAAATGGTTGTAAGATTTCTTGCGGGTTACCATTGACAAGGATATTCTTTCCTGGTTTGATCTCAAACTTCTGTCCACGAGGTAATCTAGAGGCATCAATAGCCATCATAGGAGCTGCTGTAAGCCCTAAAGAGTCTACATGACTACGAATCTGTGCATCAACAGCCTTTTGCATGTTGTAGGCTTTCTCAGCTGTTCCACGGCCCCAGAAACGACCAGGAACGGTATCAGCTTGGTAGGCTACAACAGGTCTATCTTGCATCATGAATGGGTTTTCTTCACTCTTTAGAAGAACTTCACCATTAGCAATGACAATCAAAGCCTCAACCATCTCTGAATATAGTTCTTCATCAGCAACGGTTGTATCTTCAGGGTTGTCTAACAACTTCTTAGGTACTAATCCATAGTATCTAAGTAGTAATACTTTATCTTGTTGGTAGTATGTCAGATCCTGAGTAGGTTCTAAGTCTGTATCTAATGAGGCATCACCTAGATCAACCTTCTTGTATACTCCATCTTCCATACCTTTGATGACTGCATGTCTTCCGACATACTCTTCAATAGCACAACCCATTGCATCATCAACGGTGGTTGCATTAGGATCAATAAGGAAGTTACGAGGATTAATTGGTTTTAAGTCTACGGACACACGATAGTTAGTGTTTACACCAATCATAGCCAATCCAGGCTGTGCTGTAGGCTGTGTTGCTGGTGCTAGGCTCTTCTTTTGTTTTACAATCAGTTCACCGATACCAGTACCGTAAATCTCAGCTAAGGTCATTACTTGACCAATCTGTTTACGTACCTTATCTTTCTTAAAGTCTTCAGCTAACAAAGACTTCATATTCTCTACATCTGCTTTATCTTGATCATTAACATCATCATTGATGTCAAAGAACATGCCTTTAGCGAATACAGCTTCTTCAAGATCAGCTTGTTTGTTATCCACTGCTTGTTGCAGTGCTGGTGAAATCAGTTTAGAGCGTTCAGTGTTTCTAGTCTTATCTTCATCAGCCCATAAGCCACGCCATAGACGTTCGTATTCATCCCAACGCTCAAGGAAGTTCTCATCTCTATAGTTCCTCCAATCATTACAGCGATCAGTAACAAACGCTACTAACGCATCCTGTGGAGTGATTTCAGATTCAAATTTCATTGTCACCAACCTATTGTAGAGTCTAGGACTTCATAGTCTTCTTCATCCAGATTCTGATTCCAATCTGCTACTTGAATCTGGTCTATGTAACTCAACGCATCAATTAAGTCATCATGCGTCTTAGGATCAGGGAATTGCATCAATTGATCAACAAACTTATTATTCCAATCCCCTTCGTTTAACACAATCCTACCGTGTTCAAAGCGACCCTGTAGTGACCAAACAATCCTATCTGCTTTCTTCTTATTACCGTGAGTAAGTTCTTCGATGCGAGGATAATAGTTTAACCTTCTCATCAAATCATTCATATAAGGCATCACTGCATTCTTCAGTGCACCTTTCTCAATCCCTACAGCATTAACTCTGTAGTCCTTTGCAGCCTTTAGAATCCTCACTGCTGTTTCTCGGACATCCCACCTACCGTGTTGTATGTCAGCAACCCACCAGCCCTTAGTATTGATTTTAACAATAGCTATCGCTGTGTCATCCAACTTCTTATTCTTCGTTTGATTCGTCTGTGATGAATCGCTAAAACCACAGAGATCCACCGCCATAAAGAAGTTACCTTCTTCAGGCTCTTCCTCATTAATCTTAATCCATTCATCTTTGAAGATCTCCGACTGTGCTGCCTCAAACGATGCCATGAACTCTTGTCTGAAAGCAAAGCTAGACATCGAACCTCTAGCTGCTTCAATCTCTAACGGATCTAACAACGGATTATCAAAGCTAGTGAAGTGCCATGCCTTGTAATCTTTATCTTTACCTGCATCACCTACTTTGTACAACTCATAGAAGTGATTCCTACCCATCGGTGTTCCAATGAACATTGCTCTACCCTTCTGATCCGCTAAAGCAGGTCTAAGGATTTGTTCGAACACCTGTGGCTTCATGTCTGCGTACTCATCCATCACTAAGTACTTCAAACTAACACCACGCATTGTCTCTGGTCTATCTGCACCCTTTAGCGATATCATTGCACCGTTGATCAACGTAATCTGCATGTTATTGACATGACTACCTTTGATTACTGAATGACCTAGCTCTAACAGCGTAGACCACATAATATCTCTAGCTTGTCCCTGCGTAGGAGCTACATACCAGACATGACCCTTCTCAGTCTGTAGTCCTTCTATAATCAATGTCCAAGCTGCTAACCTTGATTTACCTGTACGTCTACCAGCAGCGATGATCTTAAACCTTGTAGGGTCTTTGAAGACCTCTTGCTGCCAAGGAAGAAGTTTAACTTGTAGATCCATCTTCTTCCTTGTAATCAATCAATGTAGTCTCTACATCAACTGGTTCATGTTCTATCATCTCCACTGGTGACTCTTGCACACCAGTGATGTTAATAGTAATTGCTTTAGCCCCTGATGCTGTTCCTTTATCCTCAAAGTAAGATACTGGAAGCATCCGATCCATACACATCTTAAGTGCTGCAATCTGATCCTTATCATTGTCATCTAATGCTTTATGTACTATCTTTCTGATAATCGCATTAGAGTGTGTTAGCAACAGCGAAGCAGTGAACTCTTTAATCCTTGCTGCTTCTCCTGGTGGTCTACCTCTTTTCTCTCTCTTAATATACTTTTGTACTTCTTCCTGCTTAGGACGACCTCTAGATCTCTTCTTTTTCGCAGGCACTTTCTTCTCTTCATTGACTGCCAAGACATCCTGGCTGACTGATGAAGGTAGCGAACAATCCTCAGTAAGAGAATTAATTTTAATTTCTGACATCAGATCCCTCTATATAGTTTCTCTGCCGGAAGGCAGGACATAAGAGTGTATATAATTTTATGTATCTCTACAATGTAGTCAGTATGAAGTCTGTATGTAGTATATAAATTTAAGTTTTTGTTTATTGTTCGTACATCGTCTGTTCATCGTTTCTACATAGAAGGATATATTCTAGCATATTTTTAGAGTTTTGTCAAGTTATTTCTACTTATTCAGTCAAGATTGTTGTTCTGTACCGACACCAGCACAGATCACACAAGGCTATGGCGGGACTCCATTTACATGGTGTCAGAGGCTCCGCAGAGGCTTTATTACTAAGCTATTGATTTTATTAGATATTATTAGATAGCCTGGTTAGGCTTTAGAGACTTCCATTTTAGCTTTTTTTAAGGCTAGGTAGCACCACAACATTTACACTACAACACAGACCCCTCCCCCTATGCTGCACTGCAATGTACAATTGAGAATCATTACCGTCTAAGAAGCATAGCCAATTGAGATTTCATAATGTGAAATGCTAATGAGAATGCATTACTATTAAGGCTTTACTGTATATCTGTACAGTAGACTGCACTGATCTGCGCTGACTGCGTAGGTGTATCGATGGGGCACCCTCTAAAGATACCTGAACAGACTCCAAAGCCTAGCAAGCTTGCACTGGTTTCACGTGAAACAATAGACTGAACTGTTGTGTTCAAACAACACTACCGTTCATCCTGGATTGTCTGCCGTTCGTCAATTCGAAGCAAAACAAGGTCGAAACAGATTGACGACATGAAATCAAATCTGTAGGATTAGCAAATCGAAACAAAACACACGGAGAAAACAAATGGCAGATTTCAACGTAGTAACAAGCACAGCAACTAAGTGTCTTGATTCTTGGTCCAACATAGACAAAGTTCGTTTCCACTATTTCAATCCTAACGGGATCATGGCAAAGCGTAGGGTTTCAGATGACAGGGTTCGTGCCATGGTTGATAGTGGCTTCGCCAAGTCTGGCGCATTGTTCGCCTACGGATCATTAAATAGTTATCACACGGAAAAACTCATGGAGATAGTGCAAAAACAACGGGTAACAGATTTCGAAGCAGAATACTACGTTGAACAAATCCAAAAGGAAATCGCAAGCGCTGAAGCATTCATCGATTCAATTGCAGCAAATATCTAATCAAGGACGAAACCCTACGCACTGTGGGGTATATAGTTTAATACTATACTGACGAGTCCAACTAACCTTTGAGGATAGAATCATGCTCAAATTATCAATCACTAGCAAGCTTGACGGAATACGTTCTTGGAGTCTGCAAGCTTTAGATACTTGCTCAGGCAGTATCAATGTTTACACTGGCGAATTAGTTGACGCCTGCAAGGGATGTTATGCAACCACTGCACACTATTTATATCCTAACGTAAAGGCTCCAAGAGAGCATAATAAACAAGACTGGCAGCGCGATGAATGGGTCGATGATATGGTCCAAGCTTTAGACTCGGACAGATACTTTCGCTGGTTCGACTCTGGTGACATGTACACAATCAAGCTTGCGGAGAAAATGCTTGAGGTCATGAAGCGTACACCATGGTGTAAACACTGGCTGCCGACTAGAATGTACAAGTTTCCTAAGTATCAATCGATACTAGAGCAAATGGATGCGTTACCGAATGTTGTAGTGCGTAGATCCTCGGATTCCGTTATCGGAGAGGTACTTGATGCGCCATGGTCTAGCACTATTGCACAATCCTACGATAACGCTAATGTTAGCGTGTGCCATGCTTACCAGCACGAAGGTAAGTGCAAAGGGTGTCGGAAATGTTGGGACAAATCAATCCCCATTATCGGTTATGTTGCACATGGTCGAAAGATGGCCAAGGTTATTAGACTTAAACTTGCAAAGGCTTAATCATGCCAAAATCCAATGATGTAATCTTAATCTTAGGTGGTGCACTGTTCGGTGCACTGTATGCTGCAATGATTTTCTTCTCACTATGAGGTTATCATGTCCTATACACTCAAAAAACCAATCAATGGGTTAAGCTTTGATGATATCAAACGCATATATGATAATAATCCTAGTATGACGTTGAAGGAACTATCAAACCTTACCGGTTATGCTGTACCCTTCCTCAAAAAGCTTCTGTTATCTTAGGGGTTTAACATGTTCGAGATACGTTATCGCAGCGGTATTAAATCAGGCGTTGTTGTCGCATCCTATAATGATATTGGATTAGCGAAAGACTTTTTAGATACTATGGATAAGCCAGTAGGTACTTACTACGGTTACAATCCAATCACTAAAAAAGTTTTCTTTTCGTTCGCCTACGAAACCGAGAATTTTCCAAGACTTTATGTTCAGAGGTAAACTTAATGGAACAATATAAGATTGTAGGCTATCTATTAACTTATCGTTATCCAGAATACTCTGGTTTAACCCACCTTGAAAGGTTCGCTACAGTGGCTAAGGTGTATGAGTATGTTGAGGATTTAGAAATAACTGAATACGACATCAACCCTATTGTTGACTTATCGGGAGACTAATCCAATGGTAACCATATTGAAGAAAGAAGATATACTCTATGATTGTACTAAGAGAGAATTAGACTATGCTGTCGCCTCTGTAAAGTTTCCTGAGGTATATGATGAGATTGTTCGCTTTCTCTCTGAAGGTGGATTCAATAATCTATCTGATACTGAATTGGCAGAGCACTACAGGGAAAACTTTACAGACTTAGACACTATAGAATTCAGAAAGCAATATAGGATTACCAAATGAGCTTAACATTCAATGATCAACCATGCGAGATTGTCCAAGGACCAGACGCTGATGGTCAGGTATGTATACGCTATGCTGGCGATCCTAGATGGCCTTTTCCTAGTTATACTTGGGTTAGCCCTAAAGTATTGAAGAAAGTTAGTAAAGAGAGGAAAACTAAGGACGATTTAAAGGACGTTCCAGAGGCTCTATTTTGATAAAGGAGATGTCTGAAAACACCTTCGAATAGAAAATCGCTTGTAGGTACCTTAAAATGCGTTTAAATGGCATTGTAGGAGGTTAGGAAGATGACTAAAGAGACAGTACAGATAATGCTAGCCTTGATCGAAGCAATGATTGACTCCAGCGTAGCAGCTTCATGGGGTCAATGGGAGGAAGTAGAGCATGCTGAAGATGTTAAGGAAGATCTATACCCTAAACTGATGATGTTGTTAGATAGAATGGAGGATGATGGTAAATGACTTGACTTTTGCGGTGACATGTGTTACAATAGAGTTTTGATAGGAGATTTACTTATGAAAACTGAATTCGATCGTTGGAACTCTAAAGTAATAAAGTCAGATTGTGGTTGTTGGGAATGGTCTGGAGCTAAGACAAGAGGTGGTTATGGACACTTTAGAAGAAAGCTTAACAACAAACACATGATGTACAAAGCTCATAGGTTTTCTTTTGAGTATTTCAAAAACAATGGTGTTCTTCTAGATAGTAATACGTTGGTATGTCACACATGTGACAACCCTAAATGCGTTAACCCAAGCCATCTTTTTACTGGGTCTTCTTTAGACAACATACAGGACAAGTTAACAAAAGGTAGGCATCGATGGGGACACAAAAAAGGATACCGAGTCTTGTCAGAAGAAGATGTTATTAAAATTCGTAGCGATTACTTAAGCAATTCTTTTAGTATGAAAGAGGTTGCGTTGATGAACAATACAAGCGTTCCACAGGTAAGTCGAATTGTTAACAACAAAACCCATAAAGTAACTTTTTAAGAAAGGTAGGGACGGAAGATTAGATGTATCTCTTGTAATGAAGTACTTAGCGACTATGAAGCCTCTAGGCGTAGTGTTCGAACAAGACAATACTTAGACTTATGTAATGATTGTTTTAAGTATGTCCGAGATGATATCTGCGCTGTGGGCAATGTATCCCTGATGCATGACGATGACGAGATTGTTAGCGAACGTAAGAAGGCAGAGGACTAAGTATTGACAACTTTAGTTTTCTCTGATACCCTAAATCTATATAGGCTATGTATACTATGTACTATACTTAGTATATATACTTAGAATAATATTCTATGTATATACTATGTATACATAGCCTATATAGTAGAGAGATAGGGTATAGTTATAGCACTAGCATGTACACCCCTGTCAAGTAAACTTTACACTAAGGATAATACAATGTACCCTGACGATGATTTCTTACCTGAAGAGGCTCTAAAGGCTTCAGAGCCAACACAGGCAGAGTTGGATGATTACCATGAAGATGTCAAGATTGAGGCCGTACTGAGTGGATTTGTTCGCTTATGTTCGGAATATGGTTTTTACTTTATGATGCGTCAGTTAACTAAGGCTTTGAATGCTAAGGGGTTTAACGTATGAAGAAGAAGATACAACCAAGGAAGCGTAAGCCTTCACCGTATGTGCTGTTTATGCACTCTAATGGTGGTACATGCTCGTTAGAGGATCTGATGGCAGCATTCCCTGCTAAGGGTAAGAATGCACTGCTGAATGCGATGCAGAAGCTAGTAGATAACTACACTGTTGATAGGGATATTTACATCTATGGTGACAGACAGAAGAAGATCATCTACACTTTAGGTGGTTATGTCACTAAGGATACAACTGGGATCTGTTGGCATAATCCTTTCAACTTAGGGATCAAGTAATGACTGACAGAGAGTTAATGACCATGACTAGGGATGCACTCTTCCTAGCCAATACAAAGCACTGGACTACTAACCAGATTGGAGAAGCAATCAATGCTTTGAATGCCAGGTTGTCTGCGCCTGATCGTGAATGGGTCAGTCTGACGGATCACGAAGTTTGGGAAGCGATCGATTACGTGCTTGAGGGTGGTGGTTGGCTAGATGTAGCGAGAGTACTTGAGCAGGCTTTTAAGGAGAAGAACACATGAACCCACAACCCAAAGCCTTAGTGCTGGCTGATGCGCTAGAAGAACTTGACGTGCAATTCAGCCACACGGGTCTATGCGGAGAAGCCGCCGACGAACTGCGCCGATTGCATGTAATGTATGGGAAAA